GCGCACAAAGCGACCATTTAGTAACTTCTTCTGAATTTTTAGAACAAGGGCCAATTTTCTATAAAACTGCAAGAGCATCAGACACTTTAGTTCCTCCTTTGCTTCATGGTTTTGATTTGAATACTAATGTTGAATTGTTAGATAGGACAACTTCAACCGCTACGGGAGTAGCAAATTCAATTACTTACAAGTTTGAAGAAGCAAATGGAGAAAAATTACCTTCATTTGCATTAGAACAAACAATGGCTAAATCTAGCACATTAACAACAAATACCGATGGCACTAAATCTGAAGATACTACATTTGTTAGAATTGCAAGAGGCAATCGAGTTAATACATTAACGATGACAGCCAACGAAAATGAAGAAGTTAAGATGACTCTTGATTTAAATTCAAGAGCCGTTCACAGTTTAGACCGAGATGAAAACTATGAAGCGAGAGGTGGAATTTCAGATAATCGCCAATTGTTTAACTTTGAACAAGCAAATGACACTAGCACAACAGATAAAGATACTGAACTTTTAGAACCTTTCTTTTTCTCAAGTGGTTTGTTTAGCGTATTTGGACAGCAGTTCCTAAAGGTTACAAACTTAACTCTTACAATCAACAATAATCTACAAGATAAAAGATTCATTGGTGTTGGTAACAAATCAATTAAAGAAGCAATTCCTGCTCAAAGAACATATGAAGTATCTTTTACTGCTATGGTAACAGATGATAAGTTATTTGAAGAATTACTAGACCAAACAGAAGTAGATAATACTGCTTCCACTTTGCTTACTTTACAATTTGATAAAGCAAATGGTGAACAGATTCTTATGAAGTTCCAAGATTATTTCTTAAGTTCTGCTAATTTTACAATTCCAGATGATAAAGGGCCAATTACAGTAGAAGGAACTGTAATGCCAAGAACATTAAACTCATGCACAGTTAAAACACATTGGGTTCTTCAAGGGTGATTAAATGGTTTCAAAATCAGAAAAGGGTCGCTTGATAAGAGAGCAACAATCTAAGAAAAAGAAGGCTAAGAAAGAAGAGGTTAAAAAAGAACCAGTTAAATCTAAGTTAGCAGAATAATATTCCACCAACACCGTTTGTTTGTTTGTTGGTATAGAAGGTGGATGAAATGTTAAACGATAAGAAAGTTATTACAGATAAGAGTGTATTATTTGCACTAAATGAGCCTACGCTACATTATATTAAAGTAGCACCCGAAAGTGAAGAATATCTTAAGGTGTGGATTAAAGAACCCACATGGCTTGAAGCCGAAAAAGCCTTGAATAGTGTGATGAAGATTGATTCTCGCACACAGTCGTTTGACCTCGACCTAAATGCGATGTATCGCTATATGGTTGAAAATTTCATCTCCAAAACAGAACCAAGCCTATCTACCGTTGATATGCTTAGATTAAGTCCTTTTGTCGGAAATCAAATTAAAGAGATTTTACCAAATCCAATGTTGATGATGCAGGAGGATGAACAAAAAAACGAATGATTAGGGATGCTTTAAAAGGTAAAAAAGCAGACCCTAAAACACTTTCGTTAATTATGGTTTATTCTCTTTCTAGCGCACTATCAATTAGTCCGTTAGAAGTTTATAAGATGCCTGTAAGTTTAGTTAAAGACTTACTTAGTGTTCATGCCAACATAGAGAAAATTAAAGCCGATGAAATGGAAAAAGCACAAAATAAAGCCAAAGGTGTAAGTCATGGCAGATGATATTGATAAGTTAGCAGGTTCGCTAAGTGATTTAAATTCAACATTATCCTTGACCGATACTAAAACTTTGGGCTTTATACGAAAAGTCGGAGAATTAAGCGTTGCTACGTCTAAATCTGGAAGGGCATGGACTACATTCAGTCGTTTAGTTTCTGGAAGTCCTATATGGTCTGTTCAGAATAAATTAAGAGCATATATTGATATTTTTGCTGGTTTAGAAAGTAGGGCAAGAGAAAACGCCAAAGCACAACAAGAATCGAATCAAAGAATTATTGACCAAGTTCAATCATATAAAAAACTTGAACCGCAATTGAAAAATTTGCAAAAGTTAAAAGACGATTTAGAAGGCGGAACTCCTTTTGTTGATGCAGAAGCAAGGGAAAACATCGAAGAAGCGGTCAAAGGAACTCTTGCATTTAATAGAGCCCTTTTAGAAGGAAAAACTGCCGAAGAACAATTTGCCGCAGGTTTGGATGAACTCATAGATAAAGGTAAAAAACAGACTGAAATATTTACTAAAGCACAGGAAGCAGTTCAAGCAAAACTTAAATTTGAAACATATGAAGGAAGAGATGAAATTAAAGGTGAAATACAATCTAGGAGAACTGCTTTGAAAGAAGCACCTTCTGTTAAAGTAGAAAAAATATTTCAAACCATGACAGATAGATTAACTTCGATTAGAAAGTTTGTAACTGGAAATTATACTGTTTCTGAAAGAATCCAAAAAGACAATAAAAGGCGACAAAAAGTAGAAGATAGAAGAGTTAAGAGAGAAATATTACAACTTAAAATAAGTCAAGGAATGTTTAAAATCTCACAAATGGTTAAACCAATGCTAAATATAGTTTTTAAATTCTTAATATTTTCTATATTTGCATTCATGGCAATACTTCTTTTCTTGAAATTTGCTAGTGATGCTTTTGCAATAATGAAGGAACTAGGAATTTTAGACGATTTAAGAAATATATTTTATACCTCTATTGAAATGTTAGGGGCATTCTTTGGATTAGTAGGGGCTTTCTTTGCAGGGGATTATCAAGCAGTTTTGGATTATTTAATGACATTACTTGATGGCACTTTATCTATATTATGGTCGCTTGCTAAAGTAGGATTTAAACTATTTGTAGGACTTTTAGTTGGTTTCTTTTATACAATTCTTGATAATATTTCCATTGTAACAAAGAAAGAATTTTGGATAAAGGCTTTACCTGTTCTTAAAAAGTTTGGAAAAATTCTATTGTTGGCTTACTTTGTTAGATACATAGCAACGCAAGTAGCATTATTGATTGGAATTTATGCACTACCAGCGATGATGGCAATTGTCATATTAGCGGCTTTATGGGCAGTTGCTAAATGGATTACTGGTAAAATTAATCCGTTTAAAAGAGCGATGGGTGGAACTGTTGGAGCAAATGAAGGAATGACATTAGTAGGAGAAAATGGCCCAGAATTAGTTTCTCTTCCTTCGGGTTCAAAAGTCCATACAAATTCAGAAAGCAAAAGAATGGGTGGCGGAAATACAATCAACATTACAATTAACGCAAGAGATACTTCTGATGCAGAATTAAGACGTATTGCAGATAAGATTGGAAATATGGTAAATAATAAAATTAACAGGCGAACTTCGTCAAGAACATTAGGGTGATTAAAATGACAAGAGATTATTACGTTTATTTGAAAACACAAATGTTTGAAGATGGCGAGACAGACATTACAAAGAATACAATACCATTAAGAGTAACAAATGCTTCATTTAGCGTATCTAAAACAATACCTGCATTCCCAGTTCCTTTATCTGGTATTGCAACAGGTGAATCAATTACTGCTGCTTTAGATTTAGGAATGGCTGATAAATCAATTTCTCTTCAAGGTTTTCTTCTTGATACTACAATTACTAAGGATAGGACAGGTAATAATGATTTTGTTACTTTAACCTATACTGCTCACGAAGTCGCACAAATGATTGCATCAGGTGTTGATTCAACAGGATTAGCAAAAAATCAAGCGTTTTCGGAATTAGTTATTCTCTATCCTTCCTTTGTAGGTAATGACCAGACACAACAAAGGGTAGGAGTAGATGTAAATAACATTGATACCGCAGTAGATATTCCATTTAACTTTGCTTCAAGAGGCGATAACAACACTAGCGATAATATTGGCGTTCCTGCTAAACTTTCTGATTTTCCAGATTCAACAACAGCAAAAGGAGTAACAGGTTTTATTCGTTCATTTAGTTTTGATTTTGCTGCTGAAACAGTTGAAATTAGTTTTAATTTAGATTTCCAAGTTGCATCTATTACTCCTTGAGGTGAATTAAATGTATCAAGTATTAGCAGGTAAGAAAAGAAGTTTAGTTTTCCCTGTTATGTGTAATGGTTTTGTTAAACTAGATTATTCAGATAACGTGGTTGATACAAATAGTGATGGTGATACATCTAATGATATTGCTTATGGATTATTTGGACATGAAGGTTCATTTACATTTGAAGCGATTATTACTCCGTATGATATTAATGGTTATGGTCGTCAAAGTGTAAGTGGGAGCATTCCAAGTTTTACTGCAAGTAAAAAGATAATGCCATCAAATAGTCATCAATCAACACCTGCGAATTATCAAAGTGAAAAGTATTTACCAGTAGACCATGCTAATACTAACTATGAGAGATTAACACACGAAATGAGAATATTTGATAATGATAACTTTACAATATCTTTATTAAACTCAACAACATTTAATGAAAATCAACCTGCTGAATATAAGATAAAGGTTTCAATGGATATTGGAGGAACAACGGAAACTTTTACTACAACAAGTGCAGTTATTACTGCCAATAAAAGTGCTATGTTTAAATGGGGTTCTGTTTCAGATGCAGAAGGCTTTGATTCTAATGGGCGAAAAGTGTTTGATTTGCTTTCCACAACCATCTCTCATAGCGGGGCTGTCATTGAACTGAATGGCACAGATGAAAATTTGTGCCATGAGGGTCAAGAACTCTTCATTAGGGATGGTTTTACATTCACATCCATTGGCACTATCGCCAGCATCAACGGAACGACAGACGTTACTCTTAACGCTTCATATTCTCCAACCTTGAGTAATGGAACAAAACTGTTTATTCATTCAAGAAAGGATGCTTCTTACATTAACAACACTTATCATATTGCTTGCACATATACTCAATCAAGCAATAGAATCAATATTTTCCTAAATGGAATTAATGTTTTAAGCACTAAGCATACTCAATCAGGAACATTTGCTTTTTATAGAGGGGATTGTTTTATCGGTGCAACTGGCATTGGTGCAAATGGTATGACTGGTGCTTATTCGGCTGAAGCAAATAAACAATTTATGGGAGAAATGCACGAAATGTCTATTCTAAATATTGCTAAAACTTCTTTTACGAATAAGGAAACTCTTTTACCAAACCTTAACAACACACTACTTTATCTTAGATTTGAGGAGATTGATTTATAATGGCAATTAAAGTTTTTCAAAAAGGTGAAACTGATTTTGCTCAAGCAAACGGTTACAATACTCCGACTAATCCTTTGATTAATTGTAATACTAATTTTACCATTTCTTCAATAGAAGATGATAGATTATTTACTCTAATCTATCCAGATGATTCTACATCAAGTGAAACCTTTGTTGAAGTGGGAGCATCTAGCGAAAATACACAAAGAAACAATTTACAGACTACAAAAGGTTTTAGAATTAAATGCTATGATTCTGTTACAACAGAAGGTGTTCAATTAACAGGTGCTAATTATGTTAGTGATTACTATTACTTTGTTTTAATTCATTCCGACGACCATTTAAAACATCATTTTGCAAGAGTAACAGACATCATTACAGAAGATGTCGCTGGAGATGCTTTTGAATTTACTCCAGCATTGGGTAAAGAAATACCTAAAGATACAAAGTTTATGTTATTTAAAGGCCCAATTAAAACTACTACTGCTATTGCTTTTTCAGCAGGTATTAAAAATGAACTACAAAATTCTCTTGTTGTTTCATCACCTTTATTTTATTTGCTAGATAGTTCTCTAAATAAAAAAGGAGAACTCGACCATAATACTAAATATTACGCTAGGTTGAATCAAACAGATGGTGTAACAACGACTCTTGATTCCGCTTCACAAAATTATGTTTTCTTAACTGAGCAGGAATACTCAAATAAAATTTTAGATTACAGTAAATATTCAATGCAACTTACTTTAGTAGATAAACTAAGAGAACGTGATGACCCAAGCATACACATTTCCAACGAAGGTATTACAATTAATGGGCCAGATGCAGATGATTATGACGAAATTTTTCCTAATGCTAGAAGAGATAGTGATGATTTAATTAGTCCAGTAATTCAGTATGTTACAAAAGGCCCAATTAGATATTTACATTATGACTATTCTCCGACAAAAGTAAATGTATTAGAAAATGTAATTGACAATAAATTAGAACAATCTATTGGAAATCGTGGAGGTTTTTGTGAAACTAAGATTTTAAATCCTAGCAGAATACTTACAAGTAAAATTAAAGAATTTGACAAGTATAGAGTCAGACATAGAGTATTTACTGGAGATTTAAATGAATTTGTAGATATGAAGATTACATTAGGTTCTCATATTTCTAGTAGGCAATATAATATTATTACCGATTATAGTGATGCTAGAAACTTTATTAATGTTGGAGATGAAGTTAGAATAGGAACTAGGATTCTATTATGTAGTGCCATTACAACTTCAACAATTACATTTGAAGAATATAGTAGATTAGAGACAGAATCTTCTTTTACTAATTCCACAAGTTTAACTTCTTTAACAGGAACGCTACAAAGAAGAGCATATAATTATCAAGACAATACAATTTTAACTTCATTCAATTTGCTTGCAGGTAGGACTTCCGAATTGTATGTTAAAACAATGTCAAAGGATATGGAATTTATTGAATCATCTGTAAGTTCTGCTGATGCTACTCATGGACTAATTACACTAAGTTCTAATTCTCAAAGTTATTCTTCTGATTCTTCACTTAGATATTCTTTAGGTTCTTACCACATAGAAGTAGAAAGATTTTCTGGAACAATTGAAAAGGTTGATTCTTATAAAGAAGATTCGCAGAACTATGTAGAACTTTCTGGAAGAAGTGATATTAGTAAATTATTTGGACCAATTATTAATAAAGATACAACATTTTCAGAAGATATTATTTATTCTACTCTAAGCCCGTATAATACTCTAGCAAATGTAAAAGCGGGAACTACTCATTCTGTTGCTTTAGGTGCTACTCAAATAGATACCGATATTAAAATCTCAGGCTTACAGACGTTTGATAATGACCCTTCAGTTATAGGAACAAGAATATTTAGCGAAAACGGCTATATTGGTGAAGTTATTGGTATTTCTACACATGGTGCTTCAAGAAGAAGATTAACGATTACACCGTCTTTAACGGAATTAAATAGCGAAGCAATTTATATGGAGACAGATAAAAACTATATATTTAGTAAAGCATTAGGTTCATCTCATCTTACATCAGCAAATCCTACTTCATTAAGTGGTTCTGCTGGAAAAGGAGTTTTCTTTACAAGTGGTAAAGAAATCACAATGTCTGATGGTTCAGAAGGAAATGATTTAGTCGGGAGTAGTATCAATACAAATCCAAAAGCAATTGGCTATCATATTAATAGTCCTGTGTCTATCAATAATGATAATGAATTTCAAACAAAATTTGTAGATGAAATAGGAACTGAGGAAAATTCATCCTTTGATACTGTAAATACCTTAATTGACTTTGAAGTAGTTTCGACTACAAAAAAGAACAATGTTACTGAAATTGAACTAGCACCTTATGTTCCTATTACTTTAGGGAGAAAAACTCACTTCTATGAAGATGTTAGTGAAATGTCTTTTACTAGTGTAGGAACAATAGCGCAAAGCATTGGTAACGTAGATAATTTATACTTTAAAATGTCTACTTCTAATGTTCACACTTTAAATAAAGGCGACCCTTTATTTTTTGTTCCAAATGAAACACCTAACGCTGATAAAGTATTTATTGGTCATGTTTTTCAAATTGTTCATACTGCAACAACTACAAATTCAAATGAAACTTATATCCAATTAGATAGAACTCCAGAAGATTTAGATACTGGGGATTTTATATTTTTAGGAACAAAACCAACTAATGAATTGGCTTTAGTAAATGGGGCGCATCTTTGGGGAGGAAAAGTATTAATTAAACCACATCCTAAATTTATTTCGCTAAATTCAATTAATAACTTAGTTCCACTAAATGTAGAAAGCACAACTGTTTCTGGTGATTACTTCAGTAGGTTTGGGCAACCTTACTATAAAATTACAGGAATATCTAATGGAACATTTGGATTAAACTTACCTCTAGTAACAAACGCTTCCAAAATCATAAGAACGCCTTATGAATTTAAAGGTAAATTTAGTTATTTAGCAAATACTTACAATTTTAAACCTAAAACATCTTCCAATAATATAACAAATGCCCATACTACATCTAGTTCACATAGAGTATTGCCTTTAGAAGAAAGGGGATTGACTAGTGCATTTGGCTCTAATTTCTCCGATACTCGTATTCATCCCACCGCTAATCGTTCAATATTACAATTAGGTTTTACTGAACAAAGAACAAAGGCAGCATTATCTTTTGATAGTGAATCTTCTGCAAGGTTATTTATTTATGTTAATGGAGATATTTTACCATATAGTAGTTTAAGAAAAGACAGTTTGATGTGTGATTCGAATAAGGACATAAATAATTATAATTTACTTTTAATGGAAAATAAAAAACAAAAAGATTCTTTATTTGGAGGCGGAGATAGATTACTTCTTAAAGATAATAATTTTCAAACAGTAACATTCAACACTTCCCAAGATATATCCCAACTTAATAGGTTTGGCATAATGCGACTTACTGAGGTGTGTTTTGATTTCTTTTATAATATAATTAATCCAGAAAAACCGATTCCAAAGACTAGAAATAATGACAATTATGGAATTTCAACACTATTAGGAACAAGCACATCCGTAGGAACAATTAGCAGTATTGTTGATGATGTGATTGAATTTACTGGTTCAGTAAGCGTTTCTACTGATGATTATCTTTATGATGATAAAGGTAGATTAATAGGACAATTACAAAGTGGAACTCCTATTAGTGGTAATCAATACAGGTTAAAGGCAGATGGTTATTTAACAAATAATGGAAGTGCTGCAACAAATTGTATAAAAATTGTAAATACAACTATCATTAAAAAAGGAAGAAATAAAAAAGATACTTTTGCTAGAGTAGATTCTGTTTCTTTACATCCCCTAAAGTGCTGTGTTATTCCAAAAGATAGTCTATATGGAGACGATTCGGGTGATGATGCTTATTCTGCTAATGGAGGTGCTTCTGTTACTTTTCAAACAAGCGGTGCAGGTAATAGAGATTCAGAAATTGTCGGCCCAGTTGCTTTTGATTCTAACGTCTTATCTAATTCAAACTATAACATAGGACAATTTTTAGTATTACAACAAATGTCAAATAATGAAAGCGTAGGGTTTTATGCAACAGTAAGAGGACATAATAGTATTATCGGTGTTTCTTTAGATAGATTTGGAATAGAAGATGGTGGCAAATATAAACTAGTGGAAGGTAATACTACTCAATTATTATTGGGAGATACCGCAGGTGCAGCAGTTATCAATAGTGCTGATTATCATGCCACTATTGGTTCTCTATATGCATTTAAATCATTAGATAATATATCTGCCTCTAGTCGCACATTTGGTGGCTCAAAACCCTATGAAGCAGATGGAACAATAATGTGTTTTAAGCCAAGACTTTGGATTGATGCGGATAGTTCTACTGGAAATTATTCAGTAAGTGATATTACTTCCTCAGCGGGAACTCTTAAAAAAGTAGTAATCAAAACAACAAAAGTAACTATTTCTGGACAAAGAACATTTGTAAATACTTTTTTAAAATTTATTGATTTGACAGGTTGCTATCTTGTTCCAGAAAAAGGAGTTAATGCTCAAGGAGATTCCATTACAAGCGGTTCGTATGAAACAAGGGCAGGAATGAATAATTCAATTCCTCAAAATGGAACAAACAATAATGAATTAATTCATGTTATTTCTCATGAAGTTTCTAATAGTGATAGTGAAGAACACCACTTAATTTGCACAGCAGAATTGGAAGATGAAACTGGTTATAGAATACTTCAACCTAACGAAACCTGTTTTTATGAATTTATGCCAAAGACAATAAAATTTAATTTTCTTTCCTCCGAATATACTAAAAAGGCTTATAAAGATGAAGTTTATGATGAAATAAAAGAGTCTTATTTTCATAAAGACGGTAAATTAGTCAATAATAATATTTATTCAGATGAGGCTATTTTATCTATGTTTGTTATTGTTGATACTGATAAACAATCCACCGAAGAGGGCTTAGTTTTGACCTCTACCGATAATTTCTTTTCTACTAAATTACCAGATGGTGATTATATTATGAATTTTAGCGATGGAGAAGAGTCTGAAAAAATATCATTTACATCGAAATCTAATAATAAATACGAATCCATAGAATTAGGTAAAGGAATAAATAGACAGGGTATTGTTTCTGTTTCTGAAACTTTTACTGTAACTTCAAATGATGCATTACAAATTAATCCTAGTAGGGCTTGTATAGGAACAACTGTTACTATTGCAAATGAAACAGAAGAACTTATCAATGAATTAATGGAAGAGAATGACATAGCATTCGATTTAGAAACTCAAGATTATCCATTATATTTAGCACCTAATTATCAAGGTGTTGATTTATTTTCAGCAATCAACTTCTTACTAGAACAAAAAGACTTAACTCTCTTTGAAGAAAATGATACGTTTAAAATTAAAAACCGATTATCAAATGATTTCTTCAAAGGCATCATTCTTAATGAAACGGGAGAATATCAGATATTTGATTTTGAAGAGTCAAAGAATATGTTTAACTTTTATAACCAAATTACCGTCTATGGAAGAAACCATAAGAAGGTCAGAAAGGATATTAGAAGCATCAATGATGTTGGTTTGAAAGCCTTTGAAGTTTTCAATACTGAACTTACAACTCAAGAAGATGTAAATAAAGAAGCATCGGCATTACTTAAATTACATTCCTCGTCAAATAAAAAACTAAAGATTACTGTTGGGCATTCTAAGATTTCACAAATTAAAGTAGGAGATATAATTAATGTTGAGATACCTAGAGAAAATATTCCGCTTTCTCAATTCATGGTATTGCAAATAGAATATTTACTTGCTGGATTAATGGTATTAGAACTAGGAAAGTATAGCAAAGGGTTGGAAGATAGATTTGCTGATTTAATTATACAAAACAAAAAGATTAATTCTCAATTAAGAAATGAATCTTTCAAGGAATCAGAAAGTTTAGACTTCTTAGAAGAACTTAAGATTAATCAAATAAGACTATTTGCTCGAAAAAGAACATCAGGAGGCACTTTTAAGTTGGGATTCGGAACAGCATTAAATACGGGAACAACTACGCTTGGTTATGGGGTCGGCACAGGCATTACATTCACTACTTTGATAGATGAGGAATTAATATGATTACAGACAAATTAAAAGAATTAGTAACAACAAACATACGAACTACCATAAACAATGGTAAAATAGGACAAGGTGGTAATTCAACAAGTCCAGCCGCTACGACCTTAGATGTTCCTTTATCTACTGCAACGTCTACATTTGCCGCAGTTAAATCAGATACAAATGTAATTGAAATTCAAGCAATTTTTCAAGGGGCTACTTCTTCTATGACAGGTAAAGTAATTAGAGAGTTTGGTATTTTTGATTCTAGTTCTAATCTTCTAGCGAGGGTTAATTTTGATGGAGTCGGCCCATTTGCATCAAATGAAGATTTAGAACTATTTTTAACAATAGAGGTGGAATGATATGGCTGATAATAACCCGCACCAATTTAGCACACAAACAACAAATGTAACTTTTGCACAAATAACCGATGATACAGATTTTCCGCATACAGGTTTAATTAAAGCATTAAGTCTTATGGGAAAAGGAAACATGGCTTTAAAAGGTTCAGTAACGGATTTTGATATAACTCAAGCAACTACTGGGAATGTTGTTGTTGTAAAATCGGGTAAAATTTACCGTGATGGGGCTTTACACACTATTCCTTCTGGTGGGGCAGATACAAATTTTACTTCAAGTGCATTTGATACTTCAACAGGAGGTAATAGTTATTACCATTTATTAGTTGCGGATTCTTCTAATACATTACAAATTAGAAAACATGGAAGTTCAACTGCAAATCGAGTTCCAGAATATGACGAAGGAGATACTATTATTGCAGTAATTATGTTTAACTCCACATCTGCTCCTTTAGGAAGTATGCAGATTCAATTTTTAACAACAAGTAAAGTTTCTAATAATCTAAATATTGGCTATTCTACTGGAACTGCACCAAATGATATTTACAATGAGGCCATGTCAATAGAAGGAAGCGCAACAAGAACTTTATTTAAGAATAAAGTTGCTGATGCTGACATTAGATTTGTATTAGCAGATAATACGGCTGATGAGAGATTTGAGATTTATAGTGATGATGATTCAGATGGAGATGAAGGAGATACTGCTTTATTTACAGTAAATGGATTAGGTGCGACTTCAATCGCAGGAACAGTTAATTTAGGAAGTGTAGCCAATGCTGGAACAGATACAGATAAATTCTTAGTTTTAGATAGTGGCGGAAATGTAGATTTTAGAACTGGAACAGAAGTAAGAAGCGATATTGGAGCAGGAACATTAAGTGCAGAATCAGATACTTTAGATTTAGTTACAGGAAGAGGTAATACTACGGGTAATAGCATTACTTGTGCTAACGTTACAGCAACTGCGGGATTAGTGGGAGATACTGCTACTGCTACTACTGCTTTAACAACTAATGGTTTAATGTTTAAAAGAGGTGAAGCGTTTAGTGCAACTTTAGGCGGTGGTGTTCCTGTTGCTCCTACATTTACAACTAGTATTATTTATATTCACGATGCTACGGGTAATGCCTTTACTTTACCACCACCTTCTTCAGTTGCTAATTCAGTTTTTACAATAAGAAATTTAGGAACTGCTACTACTGCTATTACTGTTCTTGGTGGAGGTAAAATTGATTTTGTTCCGTCTATTGCGGGAACTTCTTTAACAGGTCATCGTTTGGTGAATGTTGCTGACCAAATAGATTTACCTGTTGGAGATACTGTTGTTGTTCATGCAGTTTCTGACGGTAATCCAGCACCACTACAAGATTCTTATTATATTATTAGTCCTTAATATGCAATTAATAATATTAGCGATTATAGCCTTTATCTGTGGCTTTGTTTTAACATGGCTAGGAACGATAGATGACTTTTGAAAAGCCAAAAAAAAGAGGGCGAGGCAACCCTAAAGTTACCTCGCCCTTTAATGCGTTTTTACTGACCAAATCTTATAACAAGACCTACATTCCCAAAGTTTAACTTGTTCAGTCGAACCTACATAGAATCCGACTAAACGCTTCGCTAATGTGTTTTCACCACAATAACGACAAGTTTGTTTTAAACTCATTGTTCGCCTTCCTTGTTTCTCATCAATCTTCTCATATAATCTTCAACGCTATCATCGGTGATATTTGTTCCACCAAATGCAGCGAAAAAGAGCAATAAGAGAACTGTTAAGAAAACAAGAAGAAAGAACCAATCCCAGCCTTCCATTACCAATCAACTCCCAATTCAACAAATTGTTCTTGTTCAACAGAAAATGCTTTAACTAAACCATTATCCTGCCCATACTTCCATAAGTCATACACTAGTTGAGTATCTTTCATACAATACTCTACTACTTCATCATACTTACCCATCTTCCATAATTTAGGTGCATCGGCACTATCCATGAGTTTAGAATCATCCATAGTGCATTTAACTAAATTACTCAGTTGAAATCGTTCACCATGTTCTTTATTCAAGATTCTACTTGTATCAATATACTTCTTTTCATCAAGGTATTTATTGATGCAGAATATATCTAATGAATCTCTAAGAATTGGTAAATCAAATGAAGCAATATTATGTCCTAGTAATAATCCACCCTTTTGCAAATGGTCATCTAAGTCATATTTTAATTCTCTAATAGATTTAATTACATGACCTGATTTAGCAAAAGAATCAACAGGTTCATCAACATAAACAGTTCCATTATTTCCATCCCATGTAGCAACTGTTGATACTTGAAACATATGAGTATTTCCAAATCCACCAATGTCATAAGACATATTTTTGGTTTCTAAGTCAATAGCCATTACAGACATAGTTATCATTCCTGTTGCCAAAGTTTAGAAATCTTCTTTTGTTCATCATCACCTTTATCTTCTTCAACATCTGTTCTTCTCTTTAAGAAGCAAACAATATTGTTTCCTGCTACTGTTAGCATAGAACAACATTCCCAACCATCAGCACCATATGTATCTAAAGATTCAATAATTACTTTTGGCCCTTTTGCTACCTCAAAAACAAGGTATGTGTTTTCCCACTTCATTCTTTTTCATCTCCTTTATATTTTACGAATACTGAACGGCCAACTTTATCTTCTTCAAACTTATGTGAAATAGTTTTGTAATAGTTGTAAATACTAGGTTGGCTCTTTTTTGTTTCTTTTTGAACTCTATCAAGGTATAATTTCTTACTTACAAAGCCTTCTTCGTCTTTCTCCATTTCTAAGAATACCTTAATAAAAGATGGAATCATGCTCTTTTCCTCAAGAGTCTTGCGTCGAACTCGGAGGCTATCAGTTAGCCAATCCACCAATGACTTATAGCATTGTCGGATAATTGCTGATGCTTGACGGACATTATTACCTGTTACAATGAATCGCTTGCTTTTATCCTTAATTGAAGGACTTTGTGCAATAGAACATAATACGCTTAACTTCATCAATGTTTCCATTAATCTAGTAGTAAAGTTCCCTGCAATCTCTTTTACTTCTTTACGCTTGCTTTGAATAAACTCATGCATATTTTCATATTCGAGAAGTAAAGAATCATTAAAACCATCGGCATATGTCATTGTGTCTAAAGGATTGCGCCCTACTTCTTCATATCTTTCTTTTAGGGTCAAATAGATATTAAATATAGCATTGGCGAATCTTTCAATTGGTTGATTAACTTCAACATATTTACCTGCCAATGCTATTTGCTCTCTTCTCATCGTGTCTTGAACCTTATCTTCTACCGCCCAAACAAACACTAGCATTCTTTGAAGCACACCTTTTTCAGCCATTACATCCTCTAAGTTCTTAGGAGGATATGTCATCGCCATTACCGAGCGTTCACAGAAACATTCCATTACATCACCCTCTTTGAGTTTCTTTGTAATAATCCATGATTCACCTGCTAAGGTATTCATTAAAGTATTCAAATATACAATTGAACTTTCTTTGTGTTGCGTTGCCTTAAATACTCCAGAATATTCAAACTCATCCCAATGAGCCAAACCACTTCCTTCTAAAGCCCCTGCAATTCTTTCCCAATCATCGTTACCTTCTTCATCAAATACTTTCTTATAATAACCAATAAGAGATGCATCTGTATAATCAACCAATGAAAAGGTATCAAATATTTTTGGTATTGCAATATCATTCCTTACTGCTCTAGGGTGTGCTTGTGTTTCATTTATCTTTTTAAAGACTGATTTAGCAATTGGCCCTACAAAGTTATAAAGAGTTGATTTACCAGTTCCAGATGTTTGAATCCAACAAAAGTGGATTCTACTATCTGATACATTTCTACCCTTTGGTATTTGCACAAAGTCTTTTGAAACTTGACCTAAGATAGTAAAGAAAGAAATAGCCGCAGGAACTTCATTATAGTGTGATACTTCTGTTGCTGATTTCTGAAATTCCTTTACAATTGCAGGTAATGATTCTGACATCGTTCTTCTATCTTCAAATACTTCTTCAAGCATTTCTTCGTTAATTTCTTCTTCATTCATATTTTCACCTTATCTTCTGAATTTAATACATTAAGTATTCTGTCTGCTAATGTTTTTCCAAACCCCTCTAGTTTCTGTATTTCAAAACTAGTTTGTTCTCCTATTTCCATAACAGACCCAAAACTATCTATTAACAGTTTTGCTTTTTTATAGGATACGCCTTTTATACTTGTTAAAATATCCAACCTTAAATCGTCGGTGCTTATTCTTTTAAATATTTGTGGTCTTATATTTTCTCTTTTAATTGGTTGCATTTTACATACTGCGGTAATAATGTCTGATGCTTCTTCTTCGCTATGAACCCAAAATGGCTTTGCATCCATATCTAATGTTATTCTTCCTAATGCTCCTAAAAATTTATTTCTTAGCATGATTAATCTTGATTTTACAGGTAATGTGCTTTTTGAGTGTTCAATAATTTTCCAGATTCCTTCTTCTAAATCTCCATATATAATAACAACATTTGTTTGATAGTGTCTATCCATATTATCTAATTGTGTCCATAGTCTTTTTGACATTACAGACCCAATAAAATCTTCAACGGACTTCGCTTCAAAACAAACATTATCATATACATAATCTCCTATTTCTAACCATTTCTTTTCTGTCTTTATGTTTAATTTTCGTGCTTTATCTTCGACTAACTTTACTAATCTTGAACCTTCCTTTTCTCTACTATCAATTATTAACATCTGGAAACCTCCAACATTTACCTACACAATATCCTTCCGATATTAACTTATTACAAAACGGTGTTTTATAATTACCATATACTGTAAATTTTGCGTGTTTGCGAGTTTCGCTTTCATCCCAATCCAACCATACATCATCTCTTTCTCCAAAAGAAGTTTTAATTTCAGATACAATCATATTAAGAACTTTGTTCTTTTCTTCTAACGAATTGAGATTCGTTCTAAGAGTTAATAAATCTCTATACCATGAAACAAGGTATGCTCTCGCCATATGCGAAGGATTCTCCGTCATTATAGCATTATGCAAACATGGCAATAATGGGAGTTTTCCATCATACTTCGGAACGGAAACTTCGCCCTCTACTTCATCTATGGGGGGTTGTTCGGGAAACTTGACCTTGACATTACCCACCTTTCTGAAAGGAATACTTCTTGGTTTGGATGCTAATACAATCAATTCATCAAGACTTAAAGAAAGGTCATCATAGAACAAAGGAATGCAGAAAAGAGCATTTCCATTCTTATCAGAAGATGACATATTAACAGTATTTGGAACTCGCCTTAAACGAGTCTGTTGTCCTACTCTATCATCTAAAGTATTTTCAATCCCAACCTTTTCAATAAGCATATTCTTTATCTCTTTAAAATATGCTTGAATGTTTCTAATACTATCAGTTCTTTCACCATCTAAAAACAAATGAAATCCTCTCCCAGAAAAAAACAAAGTATGGCTAATATTTTGTTCTATTACCCAATCCATTATTACCTTAATATCTCTATATGCATTTTTAAGGTCGCCATCATGCCCATCAAAATCTAAAAATATTCTGTCAAGTATTACAGAAGAATCAATCTTTGCAGTTTCGCTAAAATGCTCAAAATCATAAACAGTTGTATATACATTTGTTCTGTTATTTTGAACCTTTACAAAATTGATATAATCATTCTTCGTCAGAACTATCTTTCTTTTCATTTGTGGTGCGTTCTTTATGTGGCTTCCCGCCCATACTTCTCTCGGAAACTTCATTATTTATTCCTCCAAAATTTACTGTTGCTTTATCTAGCATATTTCTAATTGTTCCTGCTACTTCTGCTTTAATGTGTGTAAGGCACATCTCTCTCAATACATCAGCATAGTAGTAGCCAACCATACTATCATTGATTTTTGTTTCCTTGACCATATCAAATCTTTGTATCAGATTCATTTCAGAATAAATTTCATTTGATAGACTTTCAATTGTTACCATAAGATTTGATATTTCATTAAATGTCCAAGACCTTATTCTTACTTTTGCTTCAATTATTTCTTTCATAATTACACCCATGAATCATCTTGTGCGGCATCACAAATGCCAAAGTAAGAACAATGAGCGCAGGTCTTGTAAAAGAACTTAGCAGGGAATTGTTGTCTTTCATAGTGATGAATTAACTTAGCAATATTATTCATTACAGAAGTCATAGACCTCTTCTTTCTTTCTTCTGCATAAATGTAGTTCGATGCTGGATAATACCAACCCCAATGTGTTACTTTATCATTAGGGTCAAGACCATTTTTAATCATAACTTCATCTGTTGCATTCTCGATAAGTAATTCATAAAATGCCATTTCTTTTCTCATTGAAGTTCTCTTGTAATCTTTCCATGCACCTGTCTTATATTCAAAAGGAACAAGGCCACCGTTTTCTTTAAAGATACGGTCAATGATTCCTTGAATATGGATTACATAATCCCTTTGTAAAGGAAACTTAGGATTGATGTTTGCAGGGATTGTAATTTCTGCATCAAACTTTCCTTCATTACAAACAGGCAAATATTCATGGATTTTATTTTCTGCCTTTGCTTCAATAAATCGCTGTGCTTCAAGAGAAGCAACAGTCAATGAAATATCATAGTATTCATCAACAGGCATTAATCCTGTGCAATACTCTAGGATTTCACTATTGTTCATTTTCTCAGCCTTCTTAACATCAAAGTCATCAAAGAACTTCTCTCTATGATTGTGAAGAACCGTTCCTTTAAGCATCGCTTCGGTTTGGTCTTGAGGCAACCGTTGAACATAAGAAAAGTCGTATTTCTTTGGACACCAATCAAAAGTTCCCAAAGAAGATTTAGTTATTTTCAAGATAGGCATAGAGGGGTCATCATAATTTTCGTGATTCCATTGATAAGTGTATTCTTTCATCGAAGAAATCACCGCATTATATCTTTCGTCGTCGTTCATTTTACCACCATTCGTCTAATTTCATTTGTATTTTTCCTGTTCTTATTGAAGATACATCCCAATTCATCGCTCGATAAATTGGTTCAGCCTTTTTGACTATTTGTTCTGCATAATGTTTGTAGTCTGGAGTATAGTTGTCAAAATCATCATACGTTGTTGCAGATACATATTCTACTTCTCTCTTTTCTTTCGTCAAAGGATGAGTATATGTGTCATGCACGTTCTTAACCTTGAGATATAAATAGGAGTCATCAAAGGTCATATTTAATCTTTCCCAAGCATAGAGAATACCTGCAATACCCGAACCAATTGCGGGTCTTTTGTAAGTAAAGGTTAGAAACTGTTCTGTTTCTGTTCCGCATCTATCACACCATTTAATTTTAATACATTCTTTTAAGTGGTGTTTCTTCTTACATTCTGGACACTTAAGAATAACTCTATCTTCTCTTAGACGGCTACGTTTTACAATATCAGAAGTATTTACTTTACCTTCCATAACTTCATTATATTTGTCAGAAAGATACTTGTTTATTTCTCCCATTGTCTTTTGTCCGACCCACATCTTCAATACTGTTGTTTGAACATCCTTAGCGAGTTTTGTTTCACTAACACGCTTTGCAGTAAAACCTGTCATTGTAAATTTAGGCTCATCAAGCCAAACTCCATCTTCCCAAGATACTAAACCTGCATTTCGATTCTTTGTTGTTCCAACACCTAATGCAGAATAATACTTTTCAAACTCAAGAACAACTGGATGTTGTTCAAGATTTAATACATTAGGAAAGTGTTCACGAACTGAATCTTCAATCTCCTTGATTGCCGATTCAGCCTTTTCAATAGATTCAATCTGAACATAGATTGAATCCGTATGTCCATAAACTACTTTCATAGTATCACCATGCGTTCTCAAAGTAAATCTTACCATCAGTATATTGCATCAATTCCTGCTTGATAGTTTTAATATCCTTAACTAAGTCTGCGAATGTTACATTCTCTTCGTAAAGTTGGCCTATTTCATTTTCAAGCCTCTTTACTGTTTGCTTCAAATTTGCTATTTCTGCTTTTAATTCTTTAATTTCTTTGCTCATAATATCACCGTTACGATTGTTATAATGGTTATTATATTTACGATATTTACCATCATCAATATCTTATTGCTTTTTGCTATCATAGATAACAGTTCTTCGAGAAGTTCATTGGTTTTGTCCATCATCATTCTCATCACTTACCTTTACTATAATAGCGTTTCTTTTAATGTTATTCATCATTTGGAATAATTCCTTTACTTCTTGTAAAGTAATATTCCATGTTTCTTCTGTATCATAAGATACTTCAACTGTTACAATTTTCTTCTTCATATAAATGCCTCCATTTTTCTTTAATTACCCAATGTCTGTTTCTTCTTGTTCCTACTGCAAAAGCATACGGTTTCAATAATGACGCTATTCGGTTGCTCTTATAAACTGTCCGATGTTCACGTTCATAAAAAGAAACTATTTCTTCTAAATCAAAATTATCTGGGTTTTTAATTTGTTTTAATGAATCAATCAACTTTTGTTTTATCCTGTAATTTCCTGAACTTCTTCCCATTTATTCCATCTCCTTTGCTTTAAAAGCAGCCAAACGAATTGCTTCTCTAGCACTAGCAGTAATACTAGCGGCTAAATCTACATCAGCCCAACCAAATCCTTGAAAGGCTACAATACCATAGAATGATGCCATTAATCTTTTTACTGCCATTTGATTATTATACCACTTGACATATTCATTTTTATCATCATTCTCTCTTGCTTCTTTCATAAGACGCTTGTATTCATTTCTCAATTCTTTTAATTCAAGAACTGCTCTCGGTAAAAGACCGAGTTTATCTGTCTTATAATAGAGCATTTGTTCTCTATCAGTAATACTGAAATCTCTCGGTGTTAAAATATTTACACCAAATTCTGTTGGTTCTTCTGATTTAGTTTCCCATGAAATGTTTCTTGCAATCATCATTGAAGGATATAGTCCTGCAAAATCAAAAGCAGCAACATTAAGATGTAGTCCATTTGTTTCTTCACTTAATGGGTCATAAATCATAGCACCATCATATTCTTGACGCTTCTCTACCTTTTCACCTGTTGGTGCAATCCATGTAGCATTACGCATAAAATAGATTGAACCCATATGACTTGCATAAAAACAAGCACTAAATGGCGCAATTAGAAGTCTTTGTAATGCTATAATTGCTTCACTACAATAATTCAATTCATCAATTTCAACCATCAATTCAACATCTATCTGAGCATACTTAAGATATGTCTCAGTATCATTTAACCAACCTTCTCGATAGAATACATTCGGGTCTGGGAACTTTTCACTAACAAGTTTCTTTCTTCCCAATACTGCTTCAGAAATGTAATCTAAAGACATTGACGGTAATGTTCCCCTTTGAGAGTCATTCCATTGTCTTTCAAAAGCAAGGTCTAAATTGAGGGTTATGCGACCCCCAATAGGCTGTTCAATTGGCCCGAACCCATTCTTGCCATAATTGAAAACAAAGCCATTCTTAGTATTCTTAACGCCCTTAATTGTCCTAATTGGAGATATGGTAGTAGGGTTCAATCCCAAAGCACACGCTCGCTCAAGGAGTTTTGGCAAATCGAATTTTAAACCAAACCAAGCAATTAACATATCAGGGTCTTTATCAACCATTGTTACCATAAAGTTTTCAATCATATCCTTTTCACTATTAAATGTAAATGTAGATGTAGTGTCATAAACTAAATCACGTTGCAATTCTTTAGGAAACCAAACCCATTGAAAGTATTTCTCATCATAATTATCATAAACTACAATAGTAGTAATACAATCGTGATATTCTCCACCTTGTTGCCATTCCATATCCCAATACCATTTACGCATTTCATATTCTGGTAATGAACCTAAAGAATCAACTGCATATCTAAATGCATATGGAACATCTGCTTCAAAGGTTTTTACAAAAGAACGTCGAGCAATATGAATGTCATCAGACTTATCTACATAAACTCTAGTTAATTTTTCACCTTGAAGATTGTGCCAATTACCTTCTTCGTAAGTAAATTCTCTTTTTACAAATTTAGAAGGATTGTAATACTTAGGTTGATTATCAGAAGATAGGATATAAAAATAAGGAGTAAATTCGACAACTGTTTGTCTTTTCTCTCTACCCTCTCTCCATGATGTATAAACGTGCTTTCCTGTTACTGTTTTACTTATTATCATTTTAATTACCTGCCGAAAACGGTGCTTTAATTATCATCCTATCTTCTGCAACTAATAGTAGTGGAAACTCATCCTTTACATAAAAATTAATATTAGTGTTCTTCTTAAAGAACTTATGTAATGGGCCACTATATTCTAATGTTGCAGATTCACCAAAACAAATTGTTGGTGTAATTCTTTCTTCGTATTGATTCTGAATAGTAGCACCGCTTGAAAATGTAACGGTATTACCATTGTAATCTAATTTGAATGCGCCATGATTTGCTAATTCACAAGATGAAATACAATCAGCATAAACATCTTGACTTAAGACAAAAGCACCTTCATATTTTGATTTACCAAAATCTGGTAAAGTTGTAATTTCTTCTTCATAAGTAATATTAGATAACATACCTTGAAGTCGTGTAATTGCGGTCATATTAGGATGTTGAATTACTTTTGCAACACTAGCCTTCTTTGTTCCAGAACTAACTTGAATTGTATCATCTACAACAAAAGCAGTTAGTTCTCCGTATTTTTTAAGATACGGAACAAGAGTCTTAACATTACCAATAAACTCGCCATCTTCTGCACCTATCACTTCTAAATTAATATTCATAGCAAAGGTAGTATCTCCATTCCAAATGGATAGAGTATTACCCCTTAACTGCATTAAGAAATGTAATCCCATCGAATTATTTGTAAAACCCGATGAAGTTAAGTATTTACCTTTACCTTGAATACTTTCTAATGCTTCTGTAATTTGTTTTGTATTTACTGCAAATTTCAAATCTTACCCTCCCGCAAATCAGGAATACCGTTCCAAACGATATTAGGTGGAATACCTTCTCGAATAGTCCAACGTGTTCCGACCTTATTACCATTAGTTCTTGAACCAATCAATTCAGCAACAAAGTGTATTTCACCTTTTACTTTTCTCTTAGAACAATGAATCTCTTGTTCTAGTTTTCCACCCCAATCCTTCCATGCGGGTTGAATACCAGTAGCAACATTATCTACATACTTTTCAGTTTCGTGAGTAATATAAATTACATCACACTTTAGATTGAAAATCGCTTCAAGTAAATAATAGAAAGTTTTGTTTCTTGGGCCATATTGATATGGCATCATTTTTGTTACAACAGTAGGATTTGGATTAACCTTGTAAATACATTTTTCAAACCATGTATCTACTCCATCCATCACAAAGATAGGCTTTTCGCCTTCTTCAATCTTCTGTCGAACATAACGAATAAAATCATGAGAGTTTTTCTCAGATGCATTAATATCAATTTTGTTCTCATTATCTTGAACAATTGGGTCAAATACTTCAATACGTTCTGTTGCATCATGGCATTCAATCCATGTAGATTCAACACCACTATCCCAATCTAAAACGTAAATCTTACGTTCTGGAAAATCGAGAGCAATACCAGTTTTACCTGTTTTTGGTTCTCCCCAAATTCCTAAGACCATTCGACTTTTACGTTCTTGTCTTTTCTTTTCCATCAATTGTCTAAAGCGAGAATTGAAATCTTCTTGCTGTTTTCCAAAGTTGGTCGTCTTTTGTTCTCCTTTCTTATCTGTTATTCCCATAACTATCACCTAATTCATTTATATCTATATCTAATTCTTTACCATGCATTTTAGTCCATGCCATTAAGATAGTTGCTAATTCTAATTTATCGCAAATATATCTTGCTTCTTTGGTTGAAAAGTGCATCTTCAACCAATAAGTTCCATTCTCTTTTTCGTTCTTTCTCCATGTTAAGAAATCTACATTGGCTAAATCGACAATGTAGGCATCTCCTTTCAAAAGAAACCTTTCTTCTTTTAAATCCGTCGTCATAATTAAATCTCCGTATAGGGCTTTGCACCCATTTGAACGTCAATTACTTCCCTAAGTTCACGCTTACACTTAGAATTACTCTATTTCCACAATGAATTCTGTAATGTCGCCAACACATCATACCCCTCAATCACCTATGCGACATTTCTAGGGAGAAATAGTCGGAATTCAATCAAAACCAGTCAAAGTTTTCTTCAACGATTTCCTCCACTTCAACAGGTGAACCTGTTCTTTGGACAACATATAGTCCAGAAACATTGATTGTTACTGGGTCGGCTTCTCCATCCACCATTCTTTGTGAAGTTCTTCCGATAACAATTACAGAAGAACCTACTCCAAAGTCAATTGTTAAATGACTTGGAATCCAACAAGTAGTCATGTTGGAATCATTATCATAATCAAACTCAACAGTCATATCAGTTAGATTGATAATTCGATTACCATTTGCAGTTGGAGTCATATTCATATTACAAACTGTTCCATCTGTAATTACAAATCTTTCCTTTGCAGGTAATGTTTGTCGCTGAATGTGCGCTCTATCAATTTCAACCAAAGGAACAAGATGGCTTGAAAAGTTATCAACCAAACATTGTTCAAAGTCAAAAGATGAAACATCTTGATAGTTCTCGCTTTCAGGATTTACGTCTGAATGATTAACTAAACTACTTAATGTAGTTTTAGTCATACCATAAATGGCTGAACCATCATCACTTGGAATACAAGCGAAATGAATCCATTCAAAGCAGTTTGGTGCAAAATCAACGGCAGGTTGATTCTTATACGAGAAAGTATAAGTTTTCATTTCTCCACCATCAACAGAACCAAAGAATACACCTGTTCGTCTAAATTGCTCTAATGGAAGAGGTTTTCCATAGTTGCGATTTTCTGCACCAGACATATATGTTGGTTGATTATCAAGCGGAATAACTGTTGTTCCGTTTTCTAATTCTTCTGCACCTTCTGGAAGATTTGAAACAATCTTCTCTTGATACTCATTCTTGTGATAACGTGAAATAACCCACTTACCTAAAGCATTTTGAGTTGCTACTGCAACATGACCATCTTCAAGTGCTTTATCAGCATCACGAAGATATTCTTCTTTTGCTCGGTTTCTATTCCAACTCATCATATCTCTAGGTGCTTCTAAAGCAACAAAGAAACCAAATGCAGCCTTTACAAGACTTCCACCTGTATTTCCACCATTAGAGGTATTTACTTTCTGTTGTCGTCGAAATTGTGCAACAAAGTTTCGCCAAAGTGCTTTAGCCAAATCTGCTGTTGTTTCCACGTTATTCTCAACACAAATAGAATTGAATTTTTCTGTTGCTTCTTCAACAGTCATTCCAACAATTTGTGCGCCTTTTTCAATTTCTTTTTTCGTTTCGTCGTTCATATTTTTCACTTCCTTATTTTTTGTTTCAGATTAACTGACCTACAAGCCATGAAATCAATACTCTTGGTGTCATGGTTGTGGAACGGTATTCGCTTTCTCCTATTGTTCTTAAAAACTTAAATTTAACATTTGAGTCTATTCCTTCTGATTGAATAATACTATCATGCATACCCATGCAAATTTCACGAACAGACCTACCCATGTAAATCATATCGTGAAGGGTTGCTAAGACATTTGTATCTTTATTCATTATCAAATTAATTATTTTAACATATTCTTCTAAATTCATCTCACTTTGTTTTTTGAGTGTGATATTTGACGATTTTGCCGCTTGAATCTCGGTAATCGCTCTACGAATATCACCATTCATTGAATATATAAAGGGTAACAAGTCCTCATCCGAAAAACGATTAATGTTTTCGTTGGCTAAGATTCCCTTGATTACTTCTAAGATGACCTCATTAGAAAGAGGTTTGAAATGATAGTTTGCACATCGGCTTTGAAGAGGAAAGATAATTCTGTTCCTATCATTACAAGTAATGATAAACCGAATATTAGAAGCATATCGCTCCATGATTCTCTTCAATGCATTTTGAGCATCGTTTGTCATTCCATCCATCTCATCTAATAAACAAATTCTAAATGGCACATCGCCAATAGTTCCGCTTTGTGCAATTTGTTTGATTAGAGTTCTGACTGTTTCTAGTTTCCTATCATCTGATGCATTAACTTCAAAAAAGTTATCAGATGTATTATTACCTAATATTGTCTTTGCTAATGCTAAAGCCGCACCAGTCTTACCTGTTCCTGCTCTACCATAGAATAACAAATTAGGTATATTCTTTTCCTCAATCCACGTTTCTGCATCCATAACAAAATGCTCTTGTCCTACAATATCACTTAGTTTAGATGGTCTGTATTTTTCTGTCCATAACATATTTATTTCTCCTTATTTTTAACATTAGATTTATTTCTTTTTTGCTGTTGCTTTCGTTGTTTTTGTTTCTGTAAAACCTTATCCCTATTTTTTTGATAATATCTTCTATGAATTTCCTTAATTTTATCCTTGTTATTTTCACGGTATTTTCTTCTTCGTATTCTATCCTGTTCTTTATATTCTTCAGAACTGCGCCTTTTTCTAATCCTTTCTTTAGCGGTAGTCATGTTATAATAGCAAGCAACAATAATAAAGGACTCAATTAAATCTGCATCGAGTAGAGTTACCAAGATATTAAATTGTTCTTCGGTCATATCTTCCCAAATACTCATTAGCATAAAGTTGTTCGGAATACTAAATTCCTTTTTCATTCTTCTATTATGCCATTCTCTTACCTTTCCTATCGGCTGACCAAATCCAAATATTAGCATATTATTAAATTTTATTTTCGTAAATCCTGCTCTTCCCATTTTATTCACCATTAAAATAATCATTTAAATTCTTTATCTCCAATTTAATTGGAGCGTTTCTTTTCTTTCTAGGCTTTTC